TTAGATGAGAAAACTGTGGCTGAGATGCAAAGGGCTAAAACTATTAAAGGGTTATTTAGAATGGTGACTCCTTCATTGGTTAATAAAGATATTTCATGTATTGCAATTTGTCACACATATGATGAGTTGGGAATGTTCCCGAAGCAGATGATTTCAGGCGGATGTCTTGCTCCAGGCCACAAGATCATTATGGCTGACGGTACGCTAAAAAACATTGAAAATGTGATAGAAGGTGATATAGTAAGAACTTTGATAGGTGATAGGGAGGTTGTGAACGTATGGGACAAGCATACGCTAGAGAACGGTAATCCTGAATGTTATAGTGTTGAATTTGATGATGGTACTACAGTGATATGCTCCGATTCTCATAAGTTTTTAGATGAAAATTTTAAATGGAAGAAAATTACAGAATTTAATGATGGTGATTGGGTAGTGTCGAGGGACTAATGGTATAAATACTTGTATCAGGAGGTACAAGTATTGCACAAAAATCTATCGAAAAACTATATTAAGATCTTTCCGTCCATAGACCTAACTAAAGGGTATCTGAGCGTGGAGGATAAAATCATGATAATATCCAAATATATATCAGACGTTAATTATAACGATTCTACTATATATCAACATATAATCGACTTAGACTCCACCATAAGACCTATGGTGCAAATCAAAGCTGAGATGATGAAAATACTGAATCCTAGCGGCGCGATTGGAGGATCGAAAAGAACTAAAGAGTATTGGATCAACAGGGGATGGAGCGAAGACTATGCCACCGAGAAAGTGTCATATCTACAGTCCATAAACTCCCCTCGTTCGAAGTATTATTGGACATCGAGAGGATATAGCGAAGATGATGCTATATCCAAAGTATCAGAAACCCAGACGTCCAATGCTATAAAACTACACGCTAAATTTAAAGAAAGTGGGCACACTATATGTTGCTGGTCTACAAAATTCTGGGTAGACCGAGGATTTACTCTAGAAGAGGCTGTAGAGAATGTAAAATTATACCAGAAGAACAATTATTTAAAAGGCAAAGAAAAATACACCAATACCGATATAAAAGAGCTGAAGATATTGTGTGTAGAATTTTGGAAGAAAAGGTATCCAGAAGATTACAGAAAGAGGTACGAGGAATATCTTTATACTCGCTTTGCTGAATCTAAAACTTTCAGATCTGGGGTATCTGACGAATTTTGTGATTGTCTAGCTTCTCATTATAGGAATAACAAACTATACTACGGGGAATACGAGTTTGGGAAGTATATAGACGATGTTGGATACGTCAAGTATGATTATGTGGATCTAACTCTCAAGGTTTGTGTTGAATTTCATGGAGATTACTGGCACAAGCATAGTCCGTACGCTACCCCAGAAAAGGATTTAATCAAACAAAGATATATCGAATCTCTAGGGTTTAAGTATTTTGTCGTTTGGGAATCTGATTACAATAAAGATAAACAGCTATTAATAGAAAATTTAGTTAGGGATATAAATGAAAAAAATAGTATCAATTAAACCTGTTGGCAGAATGAATGTTCACGATATATCTGTAGATGAAGCTGAGCATTATATATTGGAAAATGGAGTAGTTTCACACAACTCCGGTCTAATCTATTCTGCAAACCAAGCATTTATCATAGGAAAATCACAAGAAAAAGAAGGTACAGAGATTGTCGGGTGGAACTTTACTTTGAACGTTGAAAAATCTAGATTTGTTAGAGAGAGATCTAAACTCCCGTTCTTAGTTACATACAACGGAGGAATATCTAAGTATTCAGGTCTTCTAGATATTGCTCTAGAATCCAAACACGTGACGAGACCTTCCCAGGGATGGTATTCTAGAGTAGATTTAGATACTGGAGAAATCGAAGACCGTAAATGGAGAGCTAAAGATACAAACTGTGGCGAATTTTGGGATTCTATTCTTACTCAAGATTCTTTTAACGATCATGTCAAGGCTAAATATCAGCTAGGAAAAATAGCGTTGGATGATACTGGCTCTATATAATCAGGTATAGGTTTAGTTGTGTGGAGGAATATCCACTCTCCTCCACTACTTTCAACCAAAATCAAAGCTTCTGATCTCTGAACCCTACTTCTCTTTTTTGTTTTGGTATTAGCTATGTGGGTTTTGCCTATATTTGATTGTGAGTTTTTAGCATTCCACTCTGCAGTCTTTACAATCTTGGAACAAGACTCTGACATTTTTATCTTATATTCATCTGTATGCTTTATTCCCCAATTATGATGGTTCGGCCCCGCTTTCGATCCTCTCTCTTTAACTGTTTTTGATCTTTTATCTATAATATCTCTATATATCGTACGTCCTGTTAAGGTTTTTGATATTTTAGCTTTAGTGTCTTCAGAGTGATGATTGCCTTTCATGTGGTGATGTTTAGACATTCTATCTGATACTATTAGTGAGTGTAAATTTTTACATTTTGAATATGTTCCCGATAGAATATTAACAATTCTACCATCAGGACCCTTATTGATCATGCGATTCAATGCATATATCATCTTGTAATAGTACTTAGTGTCTTTAGTAATCTTGACCAGTAACCTATGACATATAAAGTGTTCTCTAGCTGTTAATAGCACCAGATTCCACTTTTGATCCATTAGATACTCTCTGTTGCGATCTTTCATAATACATCTAGGAATTATGTGATGTTTTTCGTAGTAGATGTGGTTGGGATTGGAAGGTTTTGTCTTCTTTCTTCCTTGACGTTTTGCATTTTTTATTATAGAATTATAGATAGATAAATAGTTCATAGCTGATACTCCTGTAAAGTGTTAGAATCCGTGGATGCTTCAACATCGTGACGGATATTTTATTTTTGAATATTAGTATTTATATAACTTAACACTTTATCTAGAGGATCTTGATGGTGAATAATTTTTATTACGTTACAAAAGAACAATTAAAAGATCTAGACATAACAACAGATAAAGATACTGTTATATGTCTCAACAATTCTCCTTTTAGAAATTGGATTGTTGGATTCGACATTTTCGAAGATTCTCCAGAGAGGTCTGAGGAATTTTCTTTAGGAATGGAATACGAAGCTTTGAAAATTCCTCAAGATGTTTCTGACTCTGAAATCATAGGGAATAATCAGCTCCTAGGAGAAACGATTAGAGATATTGTTAGAGAAGCTCTCAATAGACATCTGGAAGAATCTCTAAAAATCTGATTGAGAGTATATCTTATATCTCTTATAATATTTCATTAATTATATATTTGTAGTGAGTTGAATGGCAGCATCAGTTGAAACAATTATCCTATCAAATCTCCAGAAAGATGATGCTTATTCTAGAAAGGTTCTTCCTTTTTTAAAAGAAGAATATTTTCTAGACGATGCTTCTAAAAATATATTTAAAACCCTTAAAGATTATACTGACAAGTATAATAATCTTCCTACTATATCCGCTCTAGAAATTGAAATAGATAAGCAAACGTTTCAAGAAGAAGTTCATAAAAATATTCATAAGTTACTAGAAGATGTTAAGATCTATACCGATCAGCCAGACTCTCAATGGATCCTCAATGAAACAGAAACATTCTGTCAAGATAGAAGTCTATATCTTGCTATCACAGAAGCTATCTCGATATCTAACGGAGATCATAAGAACCTTTCTAAAACAGCTATTCCAAAACTAATGGAAGATGCTTTGGCTGTATCTTTTCAGACAAAGATTGGGCACGACTACCAAAAAGATTCTCACGATAGATACTTGTCATATATCAATAAACCTGAGAAGATTCCGTTCCTCTTGCAAGGATTTAATGATATTACGGATGGAGGAGTAGAAAGAAAAACTATCAACGCTTTCCTAGCTTCTACTGGTGTAGGAAAAACTATGATTATGTGTCAGTTAGCTGCTGACTATATTAAGCAAGGTTATAGTGTTCTATATATTACTTTAGAGATGTCTGAGACCAAAATTGCTAGACGTGTAGACGCAAATCTTTTAGATGTTAATATGAAAGATTTATCCAATCTTAAAGAACAGCAATACTTGACAACCTTTAATAATAAAGTAGATTCTAAGAAGTATGGAAGATTAAAGATTGTAGAATATCCTAACGGATCAGCTCATGCTGGACATTTTGTGTCTCTATTAAAAGAGCTTCAATTAAAAGAGAAGTTTGTGCCAGATATTATATTTGTGGATTATCTGAACATTTGCGCATCTTCTAGAGTCAAAAGAACTGATAATAGTTATAACTATGTAAAGAGTATAACTGAAGAGCTTCGAGCGCTAGCTCAAAAAACTAATACTGTCATATGGACAAGCACGCAAAGTAACCGGACAGGGGCAAACTCTACAGATCTAGATATTACCAATACTAGCGAATCTATGGGATCTACTCACACTTTCGATTTCTTTTTAGGGTTAGTTGTAACAGAAGAGCTTCATAAGCTTGGACAAGTGCTTTGTATTCAATTAAAAAATAGATATGACGATGTTTATAAGAATGCTAAGTTTGTCCTAGGTACCGATAGGTCTAAAATGAGATTCTACGACCTTACAACACAATCGACGTATAAACAGGCAGTTGCACCTCAACAGCAAAGTAAACAGCCTCCTAGTGCAGTAAACAAGAATTCTAACAACGCTAACACTGTTAAAAAGTTTTCTATCAAAACCTCGAGCTCTACAGGAGACCTAACCGATAATGGCTAACCAATCTACAGCTAAAAAACAAGATAAGTCCGTTGAAAAATATAGTAAGGCTTTTAATGGGCATCCTCCCATGTTTTTAATGATCGATATCAAACCCCTTAGAAAGGTAAAGAGTAAATGATTGTAGATATAACAAGCATAGTAGAAAAACAAGTTGTCAGAGAAAATGAAAAATCGTTTTCTCAAGCTGTAGAAAATCGTGTTTGGGAAAAAGATATTCCTTACATGGAAGCTATATGTGAACTAATGAACGAAAAGAACTTAGAACCTACTCAAATTCCTAAACTGATATCTAAGGAAATCAAAAATATATTACAACACGAAGCCTCAGATCTATCATTGCTCAAGAAGTAGGAATAAATGAATCAACTAAGACTCTATGAAATATATGTAGCAATGTCTCTACATTATTCTGATAAAGGATCTTATGATTTCCTAAAATATAGCGGGAAAACTAGAGTATCAGAAGAGTCGTTTTTAAAACGCAATGACAAATATTTTTTTGAGAAATATGCTAAAAAATTTAATACGGAAGATGATGCTATATTGTACTTTGCTGTTAATATGG